GTTTTTTATTGATTTCTTCTAAATCGTCATTATTGATTTCAATATATTTCTTTCTGTATCTCTCATGCTTATACCTACCATTTCATGACTAAGTTAATTAGTCTGTCATAATCATCTGCGTTTTCTTCAATCCATTCGTAAATAGATTGATTTAATATGTCTAATGCTGTGTATAGATCGTTCTCATTAGTTATGTTTATGCCGTCGATAAACTTATCTTCTAAATCTAAGATATTCACCAGAATGCTGTGGTCCTTCTTCTTAACTGCTAATTTAAAATCAAATCCGTCTACATTAATTACCTTCTGACATACATCGCCTATTTCGTAATACATCTTGACTTCCTCCGTTTTTCGTTTTATATTGAACGTGAATTAATTTTGCTAATCGTTTGTCTCTGTTACTTGTTGGCGCAAGTAGCAGTTTTTTTATCTTATTATCAGAGATGCTTCATAAATTGTGCCTTTTGGTTCGCCCGGCACTACTATTTGGCCGACCATTAAATATTGATGCACTCTTCTTCTGGATGATTTCTTAAGTTTTAAATTGTGTAATACTATGTCTCCAGTATGTCTATCTAAATATTCAACAAGATAATTTCTGTTCTGAGCCGACATGTAAATATGCGGGTTGTTGTACTTCTTTCTATATTCAGTGATCGTTTTAACTTCATCATCACTTAAAACAGCTTGTTCTGCCTTTCTTTCCCATTCCACACTAGGTTTAACGTATTCTTCAAACCAAGTCATTTAATCATCCACCCCATAAAAGTATTCTTTATAAAATATGAATGTCCCTATACTTGCGAATCCTGCAATTGACCACGCTGTAGTGAAGTATAGAAACGGCATGAGTACAATTGCTAAGACTGTGAAGCATAATACTGCTAATAGATAGCTTTTATATGTGTCACTCATTTTCTTTTTTCTCCTCTTTGGTTGTTTCATCGTTTATCAAACCTTGCATTTCCATTAATTTTTGAGGTATACCAGCTTTTAACTGGATTTCGTATAACATTTGTTGAATGTGTGGTGGCACTTCTACCATTCCTTTCGTGTATAATTTAGTTATCTCCTAGTGAAAGGAGGTGATAAGTATGGAATTTAATGATTTTCAAAATTTCTTTGGTGAACTTAGTAATCAAGCCGAAAAAGAATTCGGTGGTGACAGTGACTTTTTTAGAGATAGAATAAATAAGTTGAAAGAAGATGCTCCTGAAAACGTATCTTACGAAATTATTTATTCAATAGCTTTATACGAAAGCTTAAAAGCTCAACAAGATATGAAAATTTTGAATACAGTTAAATATCTTTTAGATCGTGACTAGCAATATCCAACAATGATTTGCTCTGAGCATTATTAATTTTTGGATAATCAAAATTTCTAAGTTTAAATCTTGTGTTTTTCTCAATCTTTACAACCTTCCACGTCACAACTGCCATTGTGATGAGGAGGGTTGTTTTGTATAGTGTGTTCATTGATAATTCCTCCTATTAAGATTTTTATTTTTCTCCTAAAAACTTATTAACAAAGTATTGTTGTCCTTTGCCTGTTACTTTTGGCGTCTTACTAATTGATGTGTGACCGTCCGAATGTGTGATTGATGTTTCTTTAATTTCGAATAACTCACGTTCCATTGAATACTGTGTAGGCATGTTATAATCCACACCCTTGCGTTTAATAAGGAATCCGTTTTGACGTAACCACTCAAACAATCTGCGTTGCCCGATGTTTATACCGTTTTGTTTAATGATCTTTGCTAACTCTCCAACTAAAATTGATGTCTTAGTAGTAGCTACTGCATCTGCAAATACAATTTTTGGTTTATCACGTTCAATCTTTGTTTCTAATTGATTGATTGTGTTGTTAGCAATTTTTAAAGCACGTTGCATAATCATTTCTGGGCTGTTCCATGCTTTTTCAATTTGGATGAAATATTGTCTTGCACGTTTACCGGGTTCACTACGTTGAATCATTGCGATTTCTTTTGCAGTGTCTAGTGTGAGTGCGTGGTCTAAATAATTAATAGCGTTACCTTGAGCTGTTACTCTTTTTTGAGTAAGAGCTGTATAATCAATATTTTCTTCAAAGCCATAATTAATCATTCTTTCAAACCAATCGTTATATCTTGTCTTAACTTCTAATGCTTGATGAAGTTCTCGACCACTGATTGCGATTTCTCCATTTTCTTTTTCTTGTATGTTGAACATTTCTCCGATGTTCGATTTTGTTTGTAATGCTTGCATAATGTTTATGCTCCTTTCGTGTATAATGTTGTTATCAACCTAAGGAGGTGATAAGTATGAAAGCTTGTTTATATCTTTCTAATGATAAATTTGTTGAAATCAATAATTTAGAAAAAGTGATAAAGTCAGGTCATCGCGGAACTGTTGAAATATCAAAAGAAAAAATTAAAAGTTCCTTGTTCACTAATGGCTCATATACTTTTGTTGGAGACAAAATAGTAGCTATCGCTTCAGCTAAAATCGAATTCATAGAATTTATCGATTAATCTCTTTAAGCAACTCTGCAACTGCTCGCAACAGTTCAGGGTTGTTTCTTGTTTCTAAATTACTGTTTGCATGTTTTAGTAAATTGAGTTTTAATTTACTTCTTTCTTTAGCGATTCTAAATTTTTGTAACATTTGTTGTTCCTCCTTTATTCGAAATCATCGATGGTTAATTCTGAAACTCTCTTTTCATAGATATATAAATAATAATTTTTGATATCTCTGTAAAATTTTGCTGCTAGGTTATATTCACTTTCACTCAAATCTGAATTAAGCGTCACTCCAAAAATCGATAATGTTAATTTTCTAATATGATCATGAACATCTTGTACATAAGCTTTTTGATGAATTGATTCGAAGCCATGCTGATACTTTTTTAGTGGAATCGGATGATTAAGCTTCCTCAATCTTCCTAGTGACAAATCTTTTGCGAAATTGAGTTTTTTATTGATTTCTTCTAAATCGTCATTATTGATT